ATTGTGTACAACGCCGCAAAGTTGATGGCCCGCGAACTTCGCAACGATAGCGAAGTAATACGCGATGAACTTGAAATAAGAGCGCACCGGATAATTAGCAGTCGCACGGATAGTTTTATGGAGGCGCTAAGTGCGGAGGCTGGAACACTTGACGGATTGTCGCCACACATTGCAGTCATTGACGAATTTCATGCACACCCGACCAACGAAGTGCTGAAGGTGTTGGAAACAGGACAGGGAGCGCGGTCAAATCCGCTTTCATACATCATCACAACTTCAGGTTTCAACTTTGAATCGCCCTGGTTCCATTTGCGGCAAAACTGCATTGATATTTTGCGCGGCCTAAAAACGGACGAAACCTTTTTTGGGGTTATCTACACCCTTGACGAAGGCGACGACTGGAACGACCGTTCAACGTGGGTTAAAGCAAATCCGCAAATCGGCATTACCCCGTCATGGGAGTTTATGGAATCGGAATACACCAAAGCGGTTAATGAAGGTGGCAGGTCTGAAGTAGAGTTCAAAACAAAGAACCTGAATATTCCGTGCGGTGTTGCGGAAGTGTGGATACAGGACGAGGTTTGGCAGAAGTGTCCGAATAGTTACAACATCGAATCTTTAAAAGGTCGTGTTTGCTTCGCCGGTATTGACTTTGCCGCAACGTCTGACTTTACCGCGTGCGTTTTGCTGTTTCCTTCCGAAAATGAAGGCGATTCACACATACTTTTACCATTCTTCTACATACCTGAAGAAACCGCGAAAATGCGGAGCCGCGAATTTCCTGACGTGTTGAGGTGGATTAATAGCGGACTTCTTACCATCACACCGGGCAATGTCACGGATTACGACTACCTGATAGCCGACTTGCACCGATTGCGCGGTGATTACGATATACAGGCAATAGGATATGACCCTTACAACGCATTTCAGACGGTAGCGCGGCTTGAAGCCGACGGGTTCCCGATGGACAAATTTGCACAGGGAATCATGAATATGTCAGCCCCGACTAAGGAATTTGAGCGACTTGTAAAGCAGGGCATGATAAATCACGGCGGGAATCCGATTATGCGGTGGATGCTGTCAAATGTTCAACCGTACTACGATCAAAACGAAAACCTGAAAATCAGAAAAAAGAAAAACAGCCTGAACCTAAAGATTGACGGCATTATTGCGTCTGTCATTGCCCTCGGTGAGTACATTAAGAATCCAGTTGAAACCTATTCCGGCGGTATCTACTTTGTATGAATCATAGGCGATACCATCACCCGCGCACGTTCGCAGATTTTTACGCTGAATTCCTGATAAGGCTAACTGAGTGTCGAACCTGTAAAGATGCTTACTTTCGGACCGAACAAAGCAGCGTGCAGGAATACAACAGGCCAAAATTTGTGACGTACAACGCTTTTAAAATGGCAAAGTACAGGCACTTAAAGCGAATCAGGGAAGAAAAACAAGAGCGCCTGAACAGGCGCAAATAAAACATCGCAACACATGGCACGAATAATATTGACACACGAAAAGAACGATGACGGCTCTGTAAATGCACGCTTGAAATACCCGTGCCTAAACAGCAAAAAACCGTCTGAAATGGTAGCAAATGAAATCGAATACCGACTAAAGGCGCTTCCTGTTTCAGAAGCCTATAAAGAAGAGTTAAGAATACTTATAGGCAGTTACGGAGTTTTAAAGGCAATTGGAGAATAGCAGTTATTTCCAAAATGGAAACACCTTAGGCCCGGCAATTTGTCGGGCTTTTTTATTCCGGTAACAAAAAACCATTCAAAGCGCTACGAATTACGGCAATTTTGTGCCACAAACAAGCGCATGAGTATCTTAGATAACATCAAGGCTGTTTTCACCCCAAAAAACCAAAGGGCCAACTTATTAGGTACGCCTGAATGGTCATGGGGATGGTTCGGCGCTCGTCCGACTAAATCAGGGGTTGCGGTGAACTCTGAAACCGCTTTAGCGCATTCAGGCGTGTACACCTGTGCAAAGATTCTATCTGAATCAATCGCCTCGCTTCCGGTCGGCCTATATACGTCCGACAATTCGAAGATACAGCAGCTTACGTCCGACAGGCGCAACTACATGATTTCGCAGGAGCCAAACGACCTTTACACGTCGTATGATTTCCGCGCTACCGCAATGGTACATCTTGCGCTGCATGGTAATTTCTATGCCGATATAATCCGCGACGGTAACCGCCGTCCGGTACGGTTGCGCATTATCGAAAATCCTAACTGGGTAATTCCTGAACTCGATTTGAACGGTAACCTTTGGTATCGTGTGTACGACTACAAAGTGAACGGGCAAATGCGTGAACGTGAAACACCTGTCAGGCCGCGTGACATTATTCACGTCAAAGGGATGTCAACGGACGGCATTGTAGGAAAATCACCAATCAGTATATTCCGCGAAAACATCGGACTTGGTATTGCCACAACTGAAACGCAGGCGGCGCTTTGGAAGAACGGCGCGTTTATGTCGGGTTACATAAAGCACCCTGGTAAGTTGTCGCCCGATCAACAGCAGAATCTTTCACAGGCATGGCAGGCGCGATATACCGGACGTGAAAATGCCGGAAAAACACCTATCCTTGATGGCGGACTTGAGTTCGTGCCATTGATGATGAAACCGGCGGACGCTCTTTTCATCGAAACGGCGAAACTTTCGCTTCAGGACATTTTTAGAATATACCGCATCCCGATGCACATGGGCGGCTTGTTAGACCGCGCAACCAACAACAACATCGAACACCAGTCGCTTGAGTTCGTGCGTGACACGCTGCGTCCTATCTTGAAGAATTGGGAAAACGAACTTGACCGAAAGCTACTTTTTGAAAACGAAAAAACGCGGTTGTTTTTTCGGTTCAACGTGGACGCAATGCTCAGGGGCGACACGCAAAGCCGTGCGGAATACTATCAGCGTGCGCTTGGTTCTGTCAGTTCGCCCGGATGGATGACACCTAACGAGGTTCGTGTACTTGAAAACTTGAATCCAATTGCAGACGCAGATACAATCTACAATCCTGCAATGAACAATATAACGCCGGACGCAGCGCCGGATAACTCCACAGACAACAATGACAACACAGGAACAGCGCAAACAGGCGAATAATACCGAACTGCGTTCATGTGTGGGCGCTATTGAGTTAAGGCAATCTGAAAGCGGAAAAGATACCGTTTTTGGGTATGCCTTGAAATTTGGCGTGCCTTATGATATGGGTTGGTTCACAGAAGAGATACAACGCGGCGCTTTGGATGGCGCTGACCTGTCTGATGTGCGCATCCTATTTAATCACGATCAAAACTTAATCTTAGGAAGGACCAAAGCCGGAACCGCCAAAGTAGGCATTGATGAAATTGGAATGTGGTACATGGCCGAACTTCCTGACAGCCCGACCGGACAAAACGTAAAAGAAGCATTGAGGCGCGGAGATGTTGACCAAAGTTCATGGGCCTTCTCAATTTCAACCGATGAATCAGGCCGCTCCAAAGGCGACAAGTGGACAAACAAAGACGGCAAAGATTACCGCGTCATTACTTCCGTTCGCGCTGTTTATGACGCATCACCCGTGACCTATCCGGCCAATCCTGATACAACAGCCGCGAAGCGCTCAAAGGAAGTCAGGGGCGAAGATTACGGCGAAGAGATGGAGCCGAAAGCGCAAATGATTGACGTGCTGACTGAGTTAATCGGAGAACTGAATGAGATGGTAGGAAAGTACAAAGAGTGTGCCGACAAACTGACAATGATAGCATCCGTTAATCCTGAACTGTCTGCAATTGCCACAGATACGGCGGCAATGGTGGTACAAAAGCATGACGACGCTGTTTCATTCATCAACGAAATTGCAGTCACAATTACAAGAGTAAACACGCCGGACGTTCAAACGAACAGCGCCGGACTTGACGCTACATATCAACTGCTAATCCGCGCACTTGACCGGAAGGCAGATATTTTCAACCAAAAATAAATCAACATGGTTACTGGAATCCAGTCACTCTACGATTCACGGGCGCGGATAGTCGAACAGATGAAATCCGTTGCGCTGAATGCAGCCAAAGAAGGCCGCGCAATGTCCGCTGAAGAAAATCAAACGTGGTCTAAAATGGAGGCTGATGAAGCCGCATTGACCGCCACCATTCAGGCGAACGAAAAGGCCGAACAACTTGAAGCCCGCGCAGCAGCACAGCACTTCGCCGGACGCGAAAATACCAATCCGAATGCCGACAAAGGCGCGGAAATGGATTACCGTGCCGCGTACACAAAATTCCTGCGAGGTGGAAACTCCAACCTGACCAACGAAGAGCGCAATATTCTTCGCAAAGAGGCTGAAAAACGCGGCACTTCCAATCAGGTAGTCGGAACCGACAGCCTCGGCGGTTACCTTGTTCCTGACTTGTGGCAGCCGGAAATCGAACGCGCAATGTTGGACTACTCCGGCATCCTTCAAGCTTGCCGTATCCTTCGCACCGAAGGCGGACAAACGCTGTATTGGCCAACTGAAGACGACACGACAACCAAAGCGGTAAAGGTCGGCGAGGCTTCGCAGTTCACGGTTCAAGACCTGACCTTTGGAACAAAGCAGCTTGATGCGTACAAGTACGGTTCCCTGATGAAAGTTTCCTACGAACTCCTGCAAGACAACGCCTACAACGTGGAGGCAGAAATGCGTGCAGCGTTCGGCCCTCGTTTCGGTCGTATCCTGAATCAGGAATGCACCGTTGGGGATGGCTCAGGCGACCCGAATGGCGTGGTTACCGCGTCAACGCTCGGCAAAACAGCTGCATCCGCAACAGCCGTAACGGTCGGTGAAATCATTGACCTGAAACACAGCATTGACCCTGCGTACCGCAACAGCCCGAACTTCGGTTTCATGTTCAATGACGCGGTACTTGCGTACCTGAAAAAGTTGCAAGTTGGCACGTCCGACGCTCGCCCGCTTTGGCAACCTTCCTACGCTGCCGGACAGCCTGACACAATCGACGGGAGCCGCTACTGGATTAATCAGGACATGGACAGCAGCATCAACGCATCGTCCAAGCTGATTCTGTGCGGTGACTTCAACAAGTACATCGTGCGCATTGCTCAGGACATGATTATTGCCCGTCGCGACGAACTGTACAGCGAATACGGCCTTGTTGGGTTTCAGGCATGGATGCGCATTGATGGCGAACTGATTAACACAGCCGCCGTTAAACACCTGATAACAGCCGCTTCTTAAGCATGAAAATCAGGATTCTTGAATCACTTGTAGGCAATGACCCGAATGGCGGCCCGTCTTTCAGTTACGGCAAAGGTGCAGAAGTGGACGCGCCGGAAAATCGTGCTAAAGAATTGGTACGCTCAGGTCTTGCGGTATCGCTTGAATCTGAAAAGATTGAACGCGCTACATCGCCAACAGTCAACAAGGAAATCAGACGAAAATGACCAATGATGCACAGGAATTAGATTTACGCCCCGGTTATGTGGCAATGAAGTGGTATCGTTCGCGGACAATACCTTTCACCGTGACCGCCGTAGATTCAGCCGGAACAGCAATTAACCTGACAGGTGCATCCGCATCCATGCAGATTAAAAACGCGTCCGGTACTGTGCTGATGACACTTTCGACTACAACAGGACAAGGCATTGTACTGACTAACGCAGCTTCCGGGATAATGACAATTAGCCCGGAAGCCGTTGGTACAAGTGTTTTGCCTTTGGACAACGTACTTTCAATGGATCTGAAAGTAACACTTGCAACAGGTGTTGTATATGTGTTCTTTCGCGGGCATATCACGTTAATTGACAAAATAACTGCGTAATGTCAGATATTCAAGTAACATTATCGCCCGCAAATATTACCGTTCAGTTTCCGGTCAGTCAGCCCGGCGCGGGAGTGCCTGAAGGCGGCGCAGCCGGACAGATAATCGTGAAAGATTCATCAGTTGACTTTCATACATCATGGCGAACTTTGGCGCAATTCCTCAATAATTACAGCCACACCATGCCCGAATACGACAGCGATGAATCAGCAGTCACAGGCGGCCTAACGGTCGGTGACTTCTACATAACAGCAGCAAATCACGTTGCACTCCCTGGAGGGGTACTAAAACGACTACAATAACACCATGAAACGGAGGCTTTTACTTTTCTTCATTCTTTTCAGTTCCTTTGCCTTTGGGCAAAATAACATATATCGTTCCGGTGGCATCACGCAAACCATTGGATCGCCTACATTCACGCCCGGCGCTTCCGGCAATGTGGTGGCAATTGATACGGTCACCGGTGAATGGTACGTCAATCCAAACAGACTATCCGGCGCTTCATGGATTTCAGCAGGTTACCGACTGACAAATATATCAGGCTCTGTGCCACCTGCATACACACCAACAGCGCACCAATCGCACTTTGTCGTTAATGCCGCCAATCAGCTGTATTATTGGAATGGTTCCGCGTGGCAGAGTGTTGGCGGCGGTGGCGGCTCCACAGACGCATTACGTTTAAAATTCATCGTAGTAAACAAATCAGGCGGCACAATCAATAAGGGTGAGGTTGTGTACGTTTCAGGCGCTCAGGGCAATCGGGTTGCTGTAAAAAAGGCGCTCGCATCGCAAGATAGCCTAAGCGCCAACACGCTTGGCGTGATGGATGAAACGGTTGCAAATAACGGCGAAGGGTACTGCGTTGCCGAAGGCCTTGTTTCAGGAATCAACACATCTGCATTCACCGAAGGCGCGGCGCTCTATTTGTCACCGACAACAGCCGGCGGAATTACGCAAACCAAAACCACAGCGCCCGATCATTTGGTGTTAATCGGATACTGCGTAAAGAGTAATAATGCAAGCGGTGAAATATCCGTGCATATTCAAAACGGCTACGAATTAGGCGAACTGCATGACGTGTATGTGCCAACACCCGCCAACGGACAGGTACTAACCTACAATACCGCCAATACACGTTGGGAGGCCGCAACAGTCGCAGACCAAAGCGCAACGAACGAACTGCAAACAATAGACACATTTAGTCTATCAGGCCAAACGCTATCTGCATCGCTATCATCAGACGGACAACCTGCTAAAACCGTCACGCTTCCCGTCACGAACGTCACAGCAGGCACGGGCATATCAGTCAGCAGCACAACAGGTAATTACACGGTCACGAATAGCGCACCCGACCAAACAGTCAGCATCAGCAACGGCGGCGGTGTAGGCGTAACGGGTACATATCCGTCATTCACCCTGACAGCAACTGACCAATCAATAACGAATGAAATACAGCGCCTCGATACATTCAGCCTGTCAGGGCAAACGCTAAGCGCATCACTATTAAATGATGGTGTGCCGGCATCGTCTGTCACGCTGCCAATTGTGGATGTGGTTGCCGGTACGAATGTGACGGTGACAAAATCGAACGGTGTGGCAACTGTGAGCGCGACGGGGGGCGGTGGATTATCAGGCGTAACGGGTTATGTATCACAATTCAATAGCAGCACCACCATTGACACAACAGGCCTGTTTTGGAATGGCAGATTAGGTATTAATACCGCTTCGCCATCTGCACGCGTTGATATTGTAGGCGAGGGCATTACATCAGGAACAAACGCCATTGAAATTAACAATTCAGCGCGTGAATTATTTAAAATAGCCAATAACGGGGCAATAACGGTAGGTAAAA